ACCATATTTAACCATTGTTCTTACCCATGTCCATAAATTAAATTCTATATTTAAAATATCATAAAATAAATTATGTAATACCTTAGATATCTCCTCATTACTAGATTTTATATCTAGTATTTCATCATGTTCATTTTTTAAAGTAGATTCATCAGCCATAATATCTAAAGCTGAAGATATTAGAGCATCTGAATCCATTAATTCATAATCTCTATAAATATTATTTCTTTGATAAGCATTATTATAATCATAATAGGAATTGCCTGACACTGAATTTATACCAGAGTATAACCTTCCATACTTATCATTAAAATTATTTGATAATCCAGAATTTTGAATTTTATTTATATCTACTAATTTAAGCTGTTTTCCTCCAACATTTCTTAAAACAACATCTGTAGAAAATAATTTTCTTAACCTAGATATAATATTTGGTTTGACTTCTTGTTCCATTATTTTTTATTTTAACATCCAACTAAAATCCTCCACTTGTCCATTACTTAATTTCATTGTATATGGTGAATAAGATTTATTATTTAAATTACTTCCATAACTATATATGTGTTTATCATTAGAAGAATATTGATTATCTTTGTAAATACCTCCTAATACAGCTCTTGTTAAATCATTCCCTTGTTGTTTATACAACAACACAGTATCTCTTAAATAACAAGCAATACCTAAAGGAATAATTAAATCATCATTATAACCATCCATTGCTTGAGCCTTACCATGTTTCCATATAAATGTTTTTAATTCATCTAATGTTCTTTTTGATCTTATTATTATTTCCTTTTTTCTAACTATATCATATAGAGCATTTATTAATAAGGGTCTAGTTCTTTGAGTAGTTGAAAACCCTGGAGTAGTATTAGTTTCATCATAAGATTTAACCATATAACTTTCATAAGTAGTACTATCATTTCCTTTAGGAGAATAATACATATTTGGGTAGTTAGCTTCTACTACTGATTTAACTACATCCCATCCTATACTTAGGTTTTCTATTACTAATAATGCTTGATTGTATTCATACCCCAATGATAATAATAAATTAGCAAAATCCCTTGTATCTATTTGGGATTTAAATTCTCCCACTTGTTCCCAATTCTCTATATCTATTATATGGCAAGTAGAATAATCACTTGCATCTCCTCTAGCTACATCAGCAGTAATTATATAGTTTTTGTCAGGTTCAGGTGTTTTCCATATCCATAAATCTCTTGTTATTCCCCTTACCATTATTGGTTCCTGAATATTAGGATTATGGGTATCTAATTCTTTTAAATCAAATACAGTATCCCCTGAACTTAGGAAATTACAATCACATTCTTGTGATGCTTTTTTAATTCCTAACAATTCATCCTGTTGATTTCTCCATACTTGATCTCTATCTGGGTGTAAATACCAAGGTAATTTAATTGTAATGAATTCGTTTTCCCCATTTTCAGCTTTAGTCCACATTTGATGAAACCAATTTCCAACACCATTTGGGGTTGATAAAACAATAGCTTCTCCTCCTGTTGATAAAGTTGATTGGGTAGATGTCCAAATATCTGAAACTGAAGAAATAAAAGCTGATTCATCGAGAACCAATAAAGAACAAGCTTCAGATCTACCAGCATCAGGACTTGCTGATACTGCCTTTATTCTTGAATTATTGATAAAACCCATTGACAATACATTCTTCTCAGTAGTTTTAATTTGTAACCATTGGGGTAAATTATCATACATGTATGATACTGATGATACTAAATTTCTTGATGTAGCTTGTTTGGTACAAACTACCAGGACATTTTTATTAGAATGAAATAACATTAACCATAAAGAATACCCCGCTACTAAAGTAGATATTCCCAACTGTCTTGATTTTAAAATAATTTTGTATCTATTATTCTTAAATAATTTTAATGTTTGTTTTTGAAAGTCATATAAGTCAAACTTAATTTTTCCTTTAACTGGATGAGAAATATAACAATATTTCACCATGAAATATACAGGGTCAAGTGAACATTTTAAATATTCCTCCTTTATTAATTTTTTTAATTCTTGTGGAGTCATTTTATAACTTAGATATTAAAAATCCTGTTATTAACAAGGATAATCCAAATGTTGTTTTTTTATAAAAGTTAGTAGTATTTCTCTGTTTTTTAAGCAATGTTGTTGTTCTACTATTCAGGGAATACAAATTAGATATTGTTATTTTATTTAAACTATCATTATTCCTTAATAATCCAACAGTATTTAAAGTATTTTTGTATTTTTGATTAATTATATTAATAGAACTATCCTTTAAATTTAGTAAGGTATCTTTGGATTTAATTATGTTATATAATTCATAATTTTCATTCTCTAAATAATCTTTGAAATTTAAATCAAATATAACCTTTTCTAAAATATTTACAGGTAATTTAAGTGTATCAGATTTAATTTGACCCATACCTGTTGTAGAAATAATTAAGAATAGTACTATCAGTATATATTTTTTTATTAATTTCATTTAATTTAATTTTTAATAAATATATGTTTTTATATGACATATTAATTTTGTCATTTAAAAATATTATTTCTTTATTTTTATTTAATAAATCTATGTCTAATTTTTTATTTAATTTATTAATAGAATCTAATTTATAAGTTAATATTGAATCTCTAAATTGAGATTGTTTTATTAATTCTTTATTTTCATTTTCTATTTTATTTATCTTTTTATTAAAAAAATAATCACCAATTTTTACTGATGTGAAATATATTAATGATGCTATTATTATTGCTAGTAATATTTTAGTTAAAGGTGATTTAAAATTTATTAATTCTTTAATTGATCTTCCCATTGTCTAAATAATATTTGAGATTTTAAATATGTTTCTTCTTCTATTTTTTGTAAATATTCATCATTGTTAACATTACTTCCCTGTATGTTATTTAATCTTCCTTCTAAGTCCTGGGAGTAGTGAATAAATTCGTGGGAAAATGTTTTTAGTATATCTTTAGGATGTCTATTATTAATGTATATTACTATTAATTTTTCACTAGGGGAATAATATCCAGTTTTACCTAATATATTTTTACTATTATTAGTATCATTTCTTAATATTAGTTTAGGAACTGAATTAATATTCAATTTTTGTTTTAAGTATATAGTTAATAATCCCAAATATTTATTAAAAGTATTCAAAGTTGTTTTATAATAAATATGAAAATGGATTCCTTTAATTGGAATCCATCTTTTTTAACTTTAATGTTTTTCTTATTTGAACTTTATATCCTAATTTTTCTAAATTGTCAGATAATTTTTTAGATATTGTACTTGCTTCTTCCCTTTTTATATCTATCACTAATTTATTATTAATTGGATTAAATAATATTTTGTCCCTATCTTCTACTAAATTAAATAAATTATTTTTAATTACTACTTTTTTATTTTTTAATTCATTTAATTCTGTTTCTGTTTTTTTATTAGGATTTTTAATTATTACCCTTTGAAAATCCACAGGAATTTGTGTAAGTGATTTTAACATAACCTTTATTTTTAATTATTATTTAATTATTGGTAAAGAATCTACTACAGATTTATATGACTGGAATGATTTAATAAATGATTTGAATTTTAAGAATAATGATTTTATTTTATTTAATATTCCCTCATCTATTTTTCCTATCTCCAATTCTTTTTTAGTAGCTACTTTATTAGCTTCTAAATTAGTATTATATAATTCAGTCATTATATTTTGGGTAGCTTTATTTAACTTAGTTAAAGCTGTTTCCCATAATTCTTTATATGATATTCCTTTAGCTGCATCTTTGTATTTTAATTTTTCTTTTATAGATGCTACCCAATTTGTTGCCTTTTGTTCAGTTAATTGTAAATGATTTAATGACTTTTCAATTAATTTGAATTTTTCTTTTTGTGATTTCTCTTCTTCAGATATTTGAGTTAATGTGGATTTTATTGATTCTTCTAATTTTTTTAATTTTTCATTATTAATACCATATTCATCAATTAATTTAGATAAATCAGAAGAATTTAAAGGGACATCCTTTTTTGATTCCTCTTCTATTATTTCTCTTATTATAGATTTTAATGTTGATACTTTCATTTAATTTTTATTATAAATATTATAATCCAATTCTATAGTATTTGGTAATGGTTTTTCATCTTTATAAAATAAAGATTTATAAGATATAATAGGTCTCAAACCAAAAGTTTTAGATCTAGAGACATCATGTCTTATTTGTAATATAGGATCTATTTTATCTTCCTTTATTTCTTTTAATTCATTATAAATTCTTTTGGATTTAATTATTAAATAATTACCTATTAATTTAAAATTATTTTTATTAAATGTTTCTTTTAAAATTATTGTTTTTGGATTATCTGTACCAAAACAAGACAATTCC